CAACGCCTCCAATTGGGTCGGCCTCAATATTAACAGTTAAACCGGACCCGGTAATAATTTGCGTTGCGCTGTCAATTGTCAACGTTGCGTCGTTATTACCGTCCAATATTGTTACGACGTCCCCGGCAATGTAACCCGACCCCGGGTTTACAATTGTAACGGTTGCAATACCCCCGGCCCCGTCGTCGGTGTAATCCACGGTAAAACCGTTCCCGGACCCTCCCGACGTCGCGACGTTTGTATTGGTTGCGTAACCCGTCCCAATGTTTGAAACGCTGTTTGTTAATACAATCCCGGACAAAGGCGTTGGCGTTACGTTGTTTGTTGTAACGTACGTTTGCCCCGGGTTTGTAATATTTGTTTCAACGGCTTGGCCCAACGGCTCGGTATAATGCAAGTAAATGTAATCCCGTATTGCCCGAAACGTTGTTGTTGCCTCGTTATAACGCCCGTAAATGGTCGTTTGCAAAGTGTTTACGATCTTTGAATTTTCGGCCTTTTGTTGTACGTTACCGTAAACGGTTTGTTGGTTAATATTGTCCTTTGAATACTCAAAGTAAATAAACCCTTTTAACATATCCAAAACGCCCTCGCTTGTTATTGTTTCGTATAACGTTACGTCCTCAATAAACGGGTAAAACAGTTTTTTGAAATTTGGACTTTTCGGCTCCATTGTCAACGGGTCAATATCGTTAATAAACTCGTCGTACAACTTTTGCCCGAAAAGGTCAACCAAATAACGTTTTTCATAACGGTTAATGTACTCAACAATTTTTTGTTGTACGTACATTCCCGTATGTAACTCGAATTTCCCCGTAAAATCGGACGGCGTTAAAAACATAACTTTACTTTTTTAAATTTCCTAAACCTTTTGCAATGAAAATTTTAACCATTTCCCCGGTAATTTTCCAAATACCTTTCGGTAATTTTTTACTTATTCCGTTACTTTCAAACTCGTAAAACTCGTTGTCGTTAACCTCAACGTTTAATTTTACGCCGTTTTGATCCTTTGTAAATTGCGCGTCAATTTTCGGGGTGTCAACGTCAATTTTTACATTTCCGTTTTCGTCCCGGGTAATTTCAACGTCAACGTTTTTTGTGTCCAATTTGACGTTTAGGGGTTTGCGTTTCCTCGGTTTTTTTTCCATTTTGTACGCTTTAATTATTTATTAAATTGCCGGGTCAAGGGCAACAATTGCCGTTTGAATAACGCCTTTTACAAACGCTCCCGTGTCGTTGGCTTTAATAAAGTTAACCAAACGCGCCTCGCAAAGGATCGAAACAAGGTTATTTTTGAAATCGTCGTTTACGTAACCCATTTGAATATTCATTGTTTCACGCATACGTAAATAATCTTTGCTCATATCCCCAACGAGGAAATTACCGGCTGTCATATAATTCGTTGAAATAATTGACAACTCGGCAATACGTACCTCGGCCGTTCTCGGGTCCATATAAAACATTGGGTACGTATATTCGCCCCCTACGGCTTTTGTCAATTGCAACCTTGCAACGTCGGCCGGGTTTAATACAACGTGTGTAGGGGTAAAATTCGCTTGTTGAATTTGTGCAACTGAAACGCGTATTACGTCGGCCAAATTTGCGTTTATTACGGTGTTTGCAAATGTACCGGCCGAAAAGGTCGTTGCACTCGCTAAAATACCGTCCAAATTGACTGTCAAACCGGTACCGTTCAAAAGTTGGTTTTCAATTGCGTTTTCAACTCCTAACATTAAATCCCCGTTAACCTCGGACGCCATAAACGGCAAATCGGTTAACATTTCTTTTGAGATTTTAATTAAACTCGCAACCTTTTTTACTTGTTTTGAAACCTCGGTGTACTTCAATTCGTACTCGGTTTTTGGGTCGCCCTCGGCAACAAACGCCCCGTCGGCTTTCGCTGTTTGTTGAATATACGTTACGTACATACTGTTAGTTGTACCACGGTTAACAACGCTTTGCAATAACAACCTTGGACGTGCAATTTTATTTACTCCCGGCTCCAATGTACTTAACGCAATTGTCCCCGTGTAATCCCCGGCCAATGTCGTTGGGGCCTTAACTTCGAGGTCCATACTTTTACCGGCTTTAATTGCCTCAATTTGGCTTTCCAAACTTTTCGTTACTTGTTCGCCAATTGTTTTTTGTGTTTGTGGGTTGTTTACGGCCTTTTCGTTTAATGCCTCCATTTTACCCTCCATTTTTGCAATGGCTTTTTCAATTTCCAACGACTTTTCGGACAAAGATTTTAGGCCCTCAATATCGTTTTTTAAATTGTTAACGTCCTCCGTTGTTGGGATCGACGCCATTTTTTCGCTAATCATTCCGTTGATCTTTTCAACGACTTGATCCGGTGTTAAATTTGTTTCCACTTGTTTAAATTTTAAATTGATAAATTTTTAATTACTGTTTCCCAATTAAATAACGTTTCGTCGGTTGTTGGCTTGTTCTCGTTTAAGTGTTTCACGTTAAACGGCTCAACGTTTGCAAGTAACGCCAAACGGCCCGTTAAATATTTTAAATTCATTTCCAAACTATGTAAACGTTCGTCGGTACCTTGGCCCCGGCTCAATGCTTTAATAATTAAATCCATTTCCCCGGTAATTTTTGTTACCAACTCGGTTTTTTCCTCGGTTTTTGTAACCGATACGACGTTTGTATATTCGTTGGCGCCAAATGTAACGGCCGACCCCTCGAATAACTTAACTTCGGCAATGTCCCAAAACCCCCCAATTGGCGTTTCGTCGGTTTCAATAAATTTCATTTTGTCCTTAATGTACTGAAAACCAATTGAATGTTCACGTATTACGCCGTCAATGTAATTTTGCATTGCGTCCGATCCGGCCGTTGAGGTTGACAATTGCGCAACGGCAAACAACCCGTTTTCGTCCTCGCTTAATTCTTTAAATGTACCAATTGGTACGTCCCAATTATGGGACCACAAAAACGCAATTTTACGGTTGCCCGGACTGTTTGGCCCCCGTTCCTCGATCGACTTTTTAAACGCCCCTCGGCGTATATTGTCAAAATCGCTGTCGATAACGTCAAACTTTGACAAATAAAACGCAACCTCCCGGGCGTCGTTGTCCATATCTTTTAACTCAAACGATCCTTTGGTTGAATATAAATTATTTTTCATTATTACAAATTTAATAGTAATTATTTAACCCCAAAAACTTTTTAATTTCCTCGGCGTCCATTTCAACGCCCAACTCCCGTAATTTAACCAACGTTTCGGCGTCCAATTTACGACGGTCGGCCTCGGCCTTTTCGTCAACTTGTAACATTGGTAAATGGTCAAACGACGCCTCCAAATAATATTCGTTTTGTAACCCGAATTTTTCCAATATTGCGTCGTACATTTTTTGGGTTAATGGTTTTATTGTATCTTGTATTACCATACGGTAACTGTCCCGGACGTTGGTAAACGTTGCGCCCTTTTCACTTGAAAACAAATTTGAACTCAAACCAAACGCGTCGATTATGGCCAATTTGTCGGCTGTCATTTCCTCGAATAACATTAAATCTTTTGTTGGAAAACTCATTGGTTGCCAACTAACTTGGGCCTCGGTAATAATTATTTCGTCTTTGCTTTGTTTGTACCAACTTTTTTGTATGCGCTTTTTTTCCTCCGGGTCCATTGGTATTGCGCCCCCTAAATCGTTTTGTTGGGCCGACAAAATACCAATTGCGCCAATGTTTTCGAGTAATACGTTGCGTTTGTTGTACGTGGCCCGTATATTGGACAAAGGAAATTTTAAACTGTCAATACGCGAAAACGGTTTAACAATATTCATACCGTCGGACGTTGTCAAATAAACGACGTCCTCAAACGTTAACGTTTCTTTTGTTTCGGCGTCGTCGGTAAAAACATAATCGGTTATTAACCCGGCCTCGTCCATTTGTTTTAACTTTTTACCGGACAAATTAATTGTCATTTTGTTGGCCGGTAATGGGACAAACAAATTACGAACGTTAAACGATCTTTTCGGGGCGTAAATGAACGTATTTGAATATAACGCGTCTTGTACCCCCAAAGTAAACATAACGTCGCCCCAACTTTGCGTCGGGTTTGGGTTGTTTATTAAATCGAGTAACCAATGGTTTGTAACTTGTTCGCCTTGCTTGTTGTACAATTTCGGCTCGTTGGCGCTTATCATTTCGGCCCTTTTGTTTATTACGGCCCTCAACTCGGGTATTTCAATAAACAAACGCCACGCCTCGGCCGTGTCAACCCAAACGGCTTGTTTTACCCCCCAAACTTGGTTTTGTACGGGTAAAAAACGCCTTGTTTCGTTAATGTATCTTTGCATTGGGTTTGACGATACCCCAAAAAAGGTTTCCCAAAGGTTTACATTCATAATATTTATTTTCAGTTATACAAATTTAAAGTAAATTTTTAAACATTGATTGGGTAAATATCGACAAACCGGCCAAACAGTCCGGCGCGTCGTCGTTTTTATTTTTCCCCTCCTTTGAATAGGTCAACAAATTATTGATAAATAACAAATACTCGGGGTTGTTTTCGTATTGGACAAAGGTAAATTTTTGCATAATAAAAACGCTTTGCATTATTACCCGGGTTTGTTTGTTTGTACTGTTATGGACTTGTAATATTTTGGTCGGTGTCAATTGCTGTAATTGTCGGGCAAACATTGCACCCATTGCGTTACTCTCAACCCGGCAATACGTAACGCCCCAACGGTTTAATTTCTCGGCGCAAACGCCCAACGTTACGTCGGTATTTTGTCGGGTAAATACATAATCGACAATGTAAAACGATCCCTCAACAATGGCAACAATTGCCATACTTAAATAATCGTTTCCGGCGTCGGCAACGTCAATATAACCAATACAACCCTCGTAACCCAATGGGTTTGTTTCGGTTTTTTTGCCCTCAATTAATTGTTCAAACTCGTTATTGTTAATAAACATTAAATTATTAAACAAAAGTCCTTTTACGTCAACCGGGTTTTGTTGGTACTCGGCCTCCCAAATTTCGGGCGCCGTTCTTTTTTGTTTGTCCAAATACTCGTCGGTTGTCATTACGGCCTCGCAAAACGACCGGCCGTTTTCGTCCAATGCCGGTATTACAATTGATCGGTCGTAAAAT